TCCGTAAATCGGATGAAAGAAGCATTGAAGGATGAAAGGTACCCCGTCGAGAGTAGGGAGCTGCTCCAATGGGGACTGACACAGCTTGAAGCTGCGCTCTCCGAAGATGCCCTGCTTGACAATATCAACGTATCCTTTACCAAGTTTCTCATGGACGCCCGTATGGACATAACCCCGCAATCGCAGAACAAAGTAGGAGCTGAAGGCATACAGATCAATATACTCGGGGTGTCAACACCTATTGAACAATCTCTCCCCATCGAGCAATCACCACCCATCGAGCAATCACCACCCATCGAGCAATCGTACCCTGCTGAAAAAGCCTTAAATGGCCCTGTAATCGACGCAACGTTTGAAGCACCCGATCGTACCAGTGAGCTTAAAATCGACGTACACAACGTAAATGACGATGTCCTGGAGGAGTTTTTATAGCCTATGCAACTTAAACTTCCGTATGAGTTTGATCTCCGGCACTATCAGCAACCTTTGTGGGATGCGGTAGTTATACGGAATGTGGACAGGGCACTGACCGTCTGGCCACGAAGGAACGGTAAGGATCTTACAGCGGTGAACATCCTCGTTGCTAAAGCGGTGCAGCGTAGAGGGCTGTATCTTTACATCGGACCGTATCACAACCAGATACGGCAGATTATCTGGCAGGGGGCTACCGGAGATCCAGAGAACCCGAGGAAGTTTCTGGATTACATACCTCCGGAGATTGTTGTCAGGAAACGAGATTCCGTCATGGAGATTGATCTTGTCAACGGGTCGGTTATCAAGCTGGTCGGCTCGGATAATATTGACTCCATAGTCGGCACTAACCCGGTCGGGGTTATATACACTGAGATGAGCCTGCAGAAGGTAGAAGCCTGGGAGTATATTCGACCGATCCTGAGTGAGAACGGAGGGTGGGCCATCTTCAATGGCACTCCTCGTGGCATGAATCACTTTTTCAAGATGGCGCGGATGGCGAAGGATAATCCGGACTGGTTCTATCAATATCTGACCCGGGACGACACAGGAGTACCGACGCTTGAGGCGATTGACAAAGAACGTCGGGCAGGGATGAGAGAGTCGATGATCGAGCAGGAGTATTATTGCTCGTGGGAAGCTTCAGAAGAAGAGGTCTACATCCCGCTCGATGTGGTTATGCCAGCAGTAGATTACCATCTTGAACCGCAGGAGTATTCCTTTGCGCCTCGGGTCATGGGTTGCGACGTGGCCTACGCCGCTAAAGGGGATCAAGCAGTCATCTGTAAGCGTCAGGGACGACTTGTCCATGAGTTCATGAGCTATCAAGGGCATGACAATATGGCCTTTGCCGCCTCGATCGCCAGGGAGATACGCACATTCAGACCACGGTATGTGTTCATCGACGGGGGGCGCGGGGAAGGCGTCATCTCAAGGCTGCATCAGATGGGACACCGGGATATAGTGATACCGGTATACTTCAACGGTAAGACCTACGATCCGTTGTATTCGAACATGGTGGCGCAGATGTGGGGTAGGGCCAGGGACTGGTTCATGACCGAGAATAGGCCACACATCCCCTATCACGAAGCGTTTATCGAAAACGTAACCAACAGGTACTTCGACCACAACGAGAAGCAAGAGTTGGTGATAGAACCAAAAAAGCAGGCCAAGACGAGGGGGTTCACGAAATGGGATGAGGTTGACGCCTTCTTACTCACCTTCGCTGAAGAGATAGAGGAAGAACCAGCGCCTAACCCCCATCAGGCAAGTCTTGGGATAACCCAGGAGATGTTACACAATCTTGAACAACGATCGTACAATCCCCTGCATCATTGTGATAGCATGTACGAAAATTTAGTTGACGATCATGACAAAATATGGTAGTCGATAGATATGAATGCAGAATCCCACGTAAAATATGAGGTTCACAGGCAATGCGAGCTGTCACCCGAGGAGGTGACGCGATATTGGTCTCATATTTACGAGTGCGATCTGCTCTCACGCAGGATATGCCACATAATCAACCCCACGGTGGAGGACGCTCTCCATCTGGTGCAGCAATACCCGTATCAGTTCTATTACGTTAAATCCGGCGGTGAGATGGTCGCCGAGTTCATGTTGGAAGGCTTCACGGGCGAGGCAGCACAGATCCACTTCTCAATGAACCCCCAAAACCCGTTCATCTTTTCCCTCCAACTCGCCCGTGAGGTTTCCAATGACGTTTTGACAAAATGGCAGAAGAAAGGTAATAAGCAGCCCTTCCTCCGGAGTCTCTACGGAATGACTCCCTCCTCCAACCGCCCTGCTCTGCTGTTCATACGCCGAGCAGGGTTCCTCAGAAAGGCGGTACTCCCGTACGGCATATATGATCGGGGGGAGCTGGCAGATGCAGTGTTGACGGTTAAGACACGAGAGGGGGTAATGTATGGGTGGCAGTAGAAGCGGTGGTAAGGGGGCTGTCGAGATATTGACAAACCCCATCGGAACACTCACCGGCAACCCGGATCTCGACCCTCTCGGAGAGATTATGGAGCAAGCTGTTCAGAACTCCATAGCGGTAGCGAAGGGAGAAGAAGAGTTCGGTCAACATGATAACTGGTTCGGCGAAGGTAAAGGCGGGGATCAGTTAAATACGTGGTTCGGAGGCAGCACAGAAGCGAATCGGCAGGCGTGGGACGACTACTATAAGCAGCAGGAGCAGGCCGAGAAGGAGTGGCAGGCGTTCATGCAGAAAAACTTCGGGTCGAGTTACCAGACAACCCCGGAGCCAGGAGCGTTTACGACAGAGGTCGAACCAAAGCGTAAGAAAGTGGTAAGTAAAGATACAACCGGAACGGGGTCATTACTCCTTGAGGAGGATACATGAAAAGAGCGCCTAAAGATTTTACTGAGCTGGCGAGATTCCTCAATCAAGTCGGATTGTCGGGAGTGCAGAAGTTCCTTGGTAATCAGACATATGACGCGGATCAAGGAGGTCAGAACTATTACGGTCGTACCGCTGATGGAGGATATGTTATCGGCGGGAACCAGGGCGGATATATGGGGTTTGACTCTACCGGCAAGTTCTTCGACCTAACGAAATACGCAGGAAATGCCGAACGCCCGGAAGGGGCACCATCAAGCCCGTTTACGGCGCAGTTGAAGATGGTCAACTCCGATTGGTATAAAGGCCTGTTCAACAACGTTATAACATCAATGAACCAACCCGCAACGCCCACCACCCCCACGATACCCACCTCCAGCAGTGGAGGCGGGTATCAGTATCCGGATTACCAAGCGCAGCAGGAAGCAGCAGCGGCGGAAGCGGAGAAGGCAGCAGGTATAAAAAATAGAGATAAACTTTACGGAGAGTATATTAAAGCAGCAGAAGCGACAATCGACGACGTGGATGGTCAGATAGCGCGGGAGAGGTCAAACTCGGCTTTGATGGGCATCCATTATGACATGAATGATGAGATTCGAGCGCAACGATTACAGAACTACTTCACAGAGATATGGGCGGAAGAGAACCAGACGCAACTCGATGAGTTGATCGGAAAGTGGGGAGAGCCGAAAGGTTTTGATGGGTATATCCTCACCCGAGCAGAAGAACAGCCAGAGGCAACGACAGGCGATAAAGTTAAACCCTCTAATACGTTCGTCTCCTCATCGGGGCAACGTAAGCAGACGATGGAAGGGCAGGGAGAAACTGAAGATGAAGGGCCGGGTACGGTTGGTGCCTCGCTCGGCGGTCGTAAATCACTTTTAGGTATTTGATATGGGCGGATTATTTGGCGGCGGAAAAGGAAATTCAGCACCACCCCCGACGGTACAGCCGGGGCCATCATATGAAGAAATGCAACAACTCCTCATGATGCAGGCAGGCGGGGGCGGAGGAGGCGGTGGAGGCGCTCCACCGATGCCAGTAATGCCATCAATCCCGCAGGTTGAGACGGTGGAACCGATAGATTGGCGGGAGAAACAGCTTGAGCTTCGTGAGAAGATGGCACAGGAGACAGGAGCAGAGAACAAAAACAGGAAAGGACGAGCGGATACCATCCTTACCAGCTCGGAGATGAATACCAAGGAGGCTAAGACCACTAAGGCAAAGCTCACGGGAACGGATGAACCAGACACCGATCGCCTCGGGGATAAGAGTAAGACCCCTAGCAGCAACCTTTTAGGGATCTAAGATGAAGAAAAATTATGATGTGAGCAAATGTTTTAACCTGCTTGAAGAGCTTCGCGCTGAGAGCCAGGAATGGATATCGGAGTGGAAGCAGATATCTAACTATCTGCTTCCCGGTCGGGGCATATATCAATATTACTCACAACCGAGAAAGCGAAAGCTCACATCACCATACGTCGTTAATCCCGTGGCGGAGGATGCGCTACACGTACTCACTTCGGGAATGCATGGAGCACTGACATCCCCTTCACGCCCGTGGTTCAAGTTGGAGTGGACAGATCAACGCATCCAAGATATGGATCAGATGAAGTTCTGGTTGCAGGATTCGACGAAACAGTTACACACAGCTCTACAGCGGTCAAACTTCTATTCGATCATCAGCAGCTTTTACGATGAGTACGCAGGTTTTGGAACAGCATGTACGTATGTAGGAGAGGATTCGCATTCTGTTCACGCACCCTTCCGATTTGAGCTATTGACAGCAGGAGAATACTTTTTCTCCATGTCGTCTGACAGTACGGTTGATGTGTTCATCCGCCCGATCTTCATGACAGCGGTGCAGCTTGTCGATAAGTTTCCCGACACTGCCAGCGAAGAGATTAAGAAAAAGGTTGATAACAACGAGACAGGTATTTATAGCCGTTACATCACTGTATTGGAACTCATTGTCAAGGAGCCATATAAAGGACAATATGGGGACGAGAAACCTTACACACAGATTTACTATGAAATGACCAGCAGTGGTCCACGAGGTAAAGGAGCTACAGGATACAAACCCATTCGACAAGACCAGAAACCACTGTCAAAGGCGGGGTTTCATGAATTCCCGTATCCGTTGGCGCGATGGTCTACAATTGGTAGCGACCAGCTCGGCATCGGCCCTGGTTCGAGAGCACTTCCGCATATTAAGAGACTGCAGGAGGTCGAGAAATCGTTGCTCATGGCGACCCACAAATATATTGATCCTCCACTGAACATACCATCGAGGATGACCAACTTGAACTCGCTACCGGGGGGAAGAAACTACTATTCGAACCCGAATGAGATGGTCAAACCACTGTACGATATGCGTCTCGATATCAATGCGGCAGCAGCCATGGCCGATAGAATAGAACAGACTATCAGGAGTAACTTCTTTAACGATATATTCCTGACAGCCAGTCGAGACCCGAACGCCTCACCATTGCGGACGGGCCAGGTAGAAGTACAGCAACAGGAGAAGATGTTGAGACTCGGACCAGTTGTCGAGCGGCTACAACATGAGTATCTCTATCAGGTTATTAATAGGTGCTTCCAGATTATGCTGCGGAAGGATCTGTTCGCACCATTGCCGCCAGAGCTACAAGGGTTCGCAGGCGAGTACAATATCGCTCTTGTCAGTCCTCTTGCTACAGCACAACGATCAGTCGCTCTACAGGGAATCAATTCATTCATGGCCTTTATCGGTAATGCTGCGCAGTTTAATCAAGAGGTTATGGATAATGTCGATCCAGATGCTGCAGCACAGGAATACGGTAACATCACAGGTGTTGAATACCCCGTTCTCCGGTCAAAAGAGCAGGTCGATAAGATACGGAGCGACAGGCAGAAGGCGCTGGCAGCACAGCAACAGAAAGAGGAGATGGTAGCGGCAGCGCAGATGGCCTCACAGATGGACGGTGAGAGAGCCTCCGCCATGAAAACCCAGGCAGAAGCGGGAGAGACGCTTTTAAAAAGTCAGGAAACAGCTAACGAGATCGGTATCATATGACACGACGAAAGCAACAGGAAGACAACGGTCAGCAGTTTGATGAGGTTTTCTTAGAGAACGTCCGCCGAGCTATGAAGCGACAAGATACCAAAGACATAATAATTTTTATCCTCGACCAATGTGGTCTATATACTGACACTTTTACTGGTAACTCAACAACATTCATGTTAATAGGACAACAAAGAATAGGATTGGCGATACTCAATCTTTTACAAAGCGCTGATCCAACTATTTACCCGAAACTGCTCTTAGAGCACAACCAAAAGAAAGAGGCCGAACGATCATGAGCGACGAACACGATAACACAATAACGCCGCCTGAGACTCCGCCGGAAACCCCTCCGGAGACACCACCAGAAACACCACCGGAGACCCCTCCAAAAGAGGAGGTACCAGAGGAGACAGAAACGCCGCCGGAAACACCACCGGACCCGGATAATAAGCCGAAAGCAGAGGACTATAAGATCCCTGATGGCGCACCGGATGGTCTGCGAGAGTTTGCGGCTGAAGCCGGATATACCCAAGAACAGTTAGATGCTGCTATGGGGTATTTCGGCAACCTCGTTCAAGGACAACGGCAGGGCACGACTCAGCAGATACTTGAACAAGGGCAGGAGCTTATCGCCTCATGGGGCGAAAGTGCCCCAAATAATGTAGCGTTGGCAAAACAGGCGCTACAGATCGCGGACCCCGAAGGTGAGCTGACACAGGTTCTTAATGACACAGGTTACGGAAATCATCCCGCTGTCATGAAGTTCTTTCTCAGCATAGGGGAGAAAATGAAAGAGGGGGGTTTTATTAAAAGCGAAAGCACTCCCCCAACACAGAAGAAACATATGGCTCATCGGATGTACCCATCCCTTGCGCCTAAAGAAGAGTAAGGAGAATAAAAATGGCTTATGATCCAACTGGCGAATGGCCCACACTGGCCGACTTAGCCCGACAGCTCGATCCCGATGGGATGATTGCTGATGTAGGTGAATTACTCACCGAGACCAATGAAGTGCTTCAAGACATGCCTTTTTTCGAGGCGAATGAAACATCTTCACACAAACTGACAATCGACGCCACGCTCCCTGAAGGAACTTGGCGTAAACTAAACTACGGTGTAAAACCGAAGCGCGGAACCACAGCACAGGTCAGTGAGACAATCGGACTGATCGAAGGCCGATCTGAATGCGATCAAGTTCTGGCAAGAATGTCAAAAGATGTTGCCAAGTTTCGCTTCAACGAAGATAGGCGTTTCGTTGAAGGTTTGAACCAGCAACTCGCTGACATGCTGTTTTACGGAGATATTGGTACAGAACCTGCGGGTTTTACAGGGCTGGAACCACGTTATGATGCACTTGGAGTTCCTGCAGGTAAACCTACTGCAAATTACCAAGGTATGAACCATGTACTCAGTGCAGGCGGCGCAACCTCTTCTGTACAGTCATCTATATGGCTTGTTGGTTGGGGGGAGTCTACGGTATTTGGTATTTACCCAAAAGGTTCCAAAGCGGGTATCGAGACCGACGATCTCGGGATCATTGATCTTCACGATGCCGACGGCGGCGTGTTCCGCGGATATGCGACACATTATCGTATCCAGCAGGGACTGGCTGTCAAAGACTGGCGTTACATCGTACGCATAGCTAATGTTGAAGTTTCGGCTACTATCGACGAAGCAGCTATCAATACACTGATTGACACCATGATTGATGCCACTAACGCCATCCCTAATCTCGGAATGTGCCGACCATGTTTCTACATGAACCGCGCAGTACGATCCAGAATGCAGAAGGCAGCATACCGTAAGTCTAATATGGCACTGTCTATTGATGACGTTTACGGTGTTCAGAATCAATTGAACATTTCCGGTATCCCACTCAAACAGTGTGATGCTATCACCACTACCGAGGCTGTTGTGAGCTAATCGCTACGGTGAATCGGAAACAAAAATAAGGAGATACAAATGCCTATTCTTGACAATGACTTAATGGTAGCCGATGAATTAGCTTACGGGGGTACTCCCTCAGCTATTGACATCGGCGAAGCAACAAGCCCAGCTCGTGGGTTTCGTGGCAGAATGTTCGTAAAAGGTAATGGTAGTCTGGCAGGTGCAACCGGCCTGACGATCACCGATGGTGCAACTGATACCGCAGGTGATGCACACATGTCTATTACGGCAACTGTTGCCGAGTTAAATGCTGGATTGGAGTTTGCTTTACCATCCAACACAGCACGGTATGTAAAAGTCGCATTGGCCGGATCACCATCAGCCGGGACATGGACCTGCGGGTTCATTCTTAACGATGGTCAGACCAACGACTAAAAATTACCTATCGAAATAGGAAAGTATAAAATGTGGGGGTTCGCCCTCACATTTTTAAGGAGGTAGAAAATGGCCATAGATATAACAGCGACCGACAATTATGGCGAGCTGTCCGAGACAGACCAAGGACTCGTAGACACCGCAGTAACAGCGATTAAGGCTGCGTATACCGGGGCTGCAGATACAAGCCAGAAGGATAATGTCCGAGCAGTCCTTTTGGAACAGGTAAACTCACAGGAGGGAACCTAATATGAAATGTATTTGCATTCGTAAACACCAACGGAAGGACGACACTAAAGTTCGCCCGTATTGGGTTACAGTGGGAGATACCATGGAGTTCGATGAGTGTCCCGCACATTTTAAACCCGTGAGTGAGCACCAGATGGATTTCGCCATGGCCTCGGAGAACGAGCTTCTCAGCGATGCTGCAGACCTTGAGGCGATGAAAGCGTTTATTAAGAATACGTTCGATGTCTCTGCCGGAAACCGAGGTAAAGAAAAAACTGTTGAGATGTTGCTCGATCTACGATACAGACAGGCTCAGAACCTCTCTGATCTAACATAAGGTGACACGGAATGCCCTACTCTAAAATCGACATATGCAATCAGGCGATTACGGGACATCTCGGAGAGGAGATGATTCGATCGTTCGACGACAACAATAAGAACGCACGGATGGCGAGTGTAGCATTTGATTTTCTACGTGATCGCCTGCTTGTCGATTTTGATTGGGCCTTTGCCCGTAAACTGGAGCAACTCAGTCAACTCTCTTTGACGACACCTGTTGCTTCAGACTTATATCCTTATGCCCTGCCAGCAGATTGTTTACTGATGAGAGATCTCTACCCAAGAGGTAGTAAAGAGTTTTGGGAGGTGATGGACGGAGTATTATACTGCAGAAAATCTCAAGATGTCTACGTTTACTATACATATAAAAACGAAGACCCCCGGAAGTATACACAAACATTTTGTGATCTTCTCGCTACGATGATCGCAGCCCGTATCTGTATTCCTGTTACCCATGACCGCAAGCTCAAATCAGTGCTCGATCAAGAGGCACGGTTGGCGAGGCTCGAAACGTATCAGGTTGAGGCGAATGCTAATAACGCTTACCGTGATCCAGATAATGACCCGGACGAGGACACTTTTGTCAATCCCGACAACAAGCTATCCTCAGTAGCGGATAACCCGATAACGAGTTCGTAATATGCCCATTCATCGACTAAGTCATAGTTTCACCAGCGGGGAGCTTTCTCCGATGATGCATGAGCGAGTGGACTTTGACAGGTTTAAAAACGGTTGTACAACACTTTTGAATATGGTCGGTTCCTCCCAGGGACCGGCATATCGTCGTTCAGGGTTTGAGTACATATATGATCTCGCCGATCTTGGGCTAGATACCAGCAATCCAGAGTTCCGGATCGTTCCGTTCGTGTTCAATGAAGACCAAGCGTATGTAATGATCTTCTTTAGAGGGGCTTCACAGACTCATATGGCACTCGGCTATCGTGGAGGGATTGTGGTCTATGACACATTAACAGAGTGTCCCCCGGGAACGCCGGTTTCAGTGACTCCGGGTGACCCAATAATCCTCGATATGGGGTCGCACTGGGATCTCGACGCTTTTGATTGGGCGCAATCAGCAGATGAGATGTACCTCGCGCAGAAGGATGTTGAACCCATGGTCATTAAGCGGTACAGTCATGAATGTTGGGTTGTAGAGACGTTGGTATTTTCGACAACCTCCCCGGCAGCGGTTCCTACGGAGTGGGGGGCGAATAAATGGCCAGAACATGTATTTTTCCACCAGCAACGTTTAGGATATGCGGGGAATGATACCAATAGACAAACGGTATGGATGACAGATGCAGGGGACTTTTTATCATTTTCTGCGAACTCTCCACTACTCGCCAGTGATAAAGTAGTATTCACACTGGACTCAGGAACACAGAACAAGATCCAGTGGGTTGTATCAGGAAAAGCCCTCAGTATTGGCACCCTTGGGGATGAATGGTCTGTGGTCGGAGGATCGCAATCCGCCATCACCCCATCGAACCTACTTTCACAGAAACAGACCAGTAATGGGTCTGAGCCGATAAAACCATTGCAGGTAGGGACATCAATACTATTCATAGAACAGCATGGCAGAACGGTAAACGAGTTTACCTATGAGTATAATGTTGATGGCTATCAAACAGCAGATTTAACCATACTCTCCGATCACCTGACAGAAGACTATGGCATTACCAACTGGGCATACCAACGGACGCCTGGCAGCACTGTATGGGCTATTCGTGCTGATGGGGTGATGTTAGGACTCACATACCAGCGTCAGCATAAAGTTATTGGTTGGCACAGGCATGTGACAGACGGGGAATTCAAAGCGGTTGCTACAATCCCAGGACAGACCCGTGAGGACGACGTATGGGTCATAGTCTCTCGGGAACTACCAAGCGGGACAACCGGGTACTATATCGAGAGAATGCACACTAAGTTCAAAGAGGACAACGCCAGTGATGGCCGGTTTCTTGACAGCTTCCTCGCATATTCCGGAACAGCGGTAGACACGATATCAAATCTTGACCATCTTGAGGGTAAGACGGTTCATATCCTCACAGAAGGCATGGTGCACCCGGATCAGGTAGTTTCATCCGGACAGATATCATTACAGTCCGAGTTCACAGAAGTCGTCGTAGGACTCCCATACGAATCGAGGATAGCGCCGAACATTGTTGAGCTATCAGATTCTTTAGGAACATCCCTCGGGAGGCGGCAGAGGATACTTGCGGCTCACGTAAATCTATATAAAAGCGTTGGCATGTCTATCGGTACGGTACGAGAGGATGGGACAGAGTATGACGAAGAGGTCCCATTCAGACTCCCGAGCGACACCCTCGATGAGGAAATACCATTATTTACCGGTTGGAAGGCTTGGCCGTTCAGGGAAGGGTACGTAGAAAACCCCAACTACTATATTAAACAGACACAACCATTACCATTGACGGTAAGGGCTGTTGTCGATGTCATTGAGGTACTTGAGGAGTAAGACTATGGCGTGGTGGATTCCAATGGCGATCAGCGCGGCCAGCTCATTAATGCAGGCCGGGCAAGCATCAGCACAGAACAAGTCGCAACTTGGCTGGAATCGGTATAATGCTCAGATGCGGTTTAAAACCGACATGACCAATATCGCCGCCAGTCATATTATCTCAGGCATCAATGCTTCGGCGGTCGCGGCAGCAGGGGCTATTCAAGCCACGGCTATTGAGCAGACAGCTAAGTTCAACGCCAATATGATTCGCCAGACAGCAGATTATAATGACAGCTTGCTTGAGGAAGAACTCTCCCTTATGTGGGATAGTATTAATCTCGACCTACAACTTCTTGACAACCAACGAGCTGTGGAACGCGGGGAGTTACGCGCGAATCAGGCGGCGTCAGGGGTCATAATGGACCAAGACAGCGCCCAGGATGTTGTTGTCGACCAGAAGACGCAAGAAGCTCTCGACGCCTTTATCATCCGCCACGGAGGAGATATTCAAGCAGCAAAGATCAATAACGCCCGAGCGCAGGGACAATGGCAGGCGGACGCACAGATTGTTAAAACGATATGGGAGGGGCAGATGGGTGCGTGGGCAGCACGGGCAAGCGCAGGAGCGCAGGCTGGAGCCATTCGAGCCAGTGGTAATATTGCAGCCGCTGCGGATACAATATCAGCGGGTTACAAGTTAAAGGCGGGTATGGCTGGTAGTGATCTCGGTTATAATCAGAATCAGACGCAGATCAGTAACAGCCTCATGAATGGAATTTTCAGTGCAGCAGCGCAAGGAGCGTCGAACTACTACCGACAGAAACCGGCAGGAGGAACAGGGTCGTCGCTACTGTCTTCATAAGAGGGTAAGGTATGCCAAAAGTAAAACTCGCATCACAACGATTGAATGTAGGTGGTAGTCCAGGCGGACTGTCGCCTGTTCTTTTATCCAGTGCGGCAGCCGGAAGAGTACGAGCCGGGAGAATTAATCCAAATGCTGCTAATGTTCGGTATACCGACATGCCCGTACCTCAGATACAGACAAGCACCATTCTTGACTCCGCAGCCAAGTTCTCCCAAGTTATGTATGGGGAGGCGCTGGCGTTCCAGGATAGAAAAGATACTGTGGCCGCAGATAACCTGGTTAATGACTATGACCAGGAGATGAGGAGATTATGGACGGGGCATCAAGACGATAAAGGGAATTTTGTTAAAGGGTACTCCTCCACCGAGGCCGATGAAGCTGTCGCAGAATATGGTAATGCCGTAACAAGAGCGGATCAAGCTCTCGCCAGCAGGCTTTCCGGTGCTCCTGAAAACGTCCGACTTAAAGCATCTCTCCGGTTAAATGCAATAAAAAATCAATTCGTTGGTAGGGCTTCAGTCCACAACGCCAAGCAGCTCCGAGTTGCCGAGGATCGTGCTCGGATGCAGTCGATGCAGCAGGCTTTCGAGGAAGTAGAGGTAGACCCGGAGAACGGATGGCGAAGGATTCGAAATATTGCAGGGCAGTACCAATCCCCGGATGAGAAGGTGCAGGCACTTGATAACGGGATGACCTACACCACCAGCAAAATTTATGACGAGGCAATCGCTGCAGGAGCGAGTGAGGATGTAGCATTTACTAAAGCAAACCAATTTTTTCAACAGCACAGGGAGGAGTTACCCGAGCTTGTCGAGGCGTCAGTTTCGTCTAAACTCAATCAGCAAAAAGATATAGTTATCAGGAATATGGAGGCGCGGGCAAAAAAGGCACAAGAGGCGTATAAAAAACGGCTCGAAATCCAAGGAGCAGACGCGGTATTTCAAATGCTCCACGGGGGTCCGGAAACCATGAAGAACCTCGGAAAGTTCTCTGAACGAGTCATGGAAGCGTATGAGGATTCTCCAGCACAGGGACGTCGAGTAATCATCGAGAGCTATAAGTCCTCGCTCCGGAATCTTATGCAGATCGACCCAGAGGGGGGAGCAGATGTAGCATGGGCAAATCTCCAGCAGACGATGTTGAAAGAGAACATGCTCATCGGAGACACGTTCGTCATAGGAGAGCTTGAGAGTTTTGTCAAGACAACCCTAAAAAACGAAGCGAAAACATTACAGGCAGAGCAGTTAAGCAACGAGAAGCAAAGTATCTATAGCAATATAATGAAGGCTGAGTCACTATCTGATATTAAAACTATCAAGAGCAGTATCCTGGAAGCGGACATCCCTGCGGAGGCCATGAGTTTTCTCAATAATGCAGCGGAGAATCGAGCGAAAGAGATCTCAGGAGAGTTCACCGAAATAGAGAAAGTTAAACAGAATATGACATACCTCGAATTACGGGGCGAAGCAGAAGGGGGGCCAACCCCCGGATACAAGAAGCAAGTATACGATGCTGTTGAGAATAACAGTTTGAAGATATCAGATGCTAAGGCGCTATTAACCAGAGCAGAGAAGTTTGCAGTCGGCGCGGTTTCGCCGGATTATGGAAAATTAAAAACAGAATTGAAAAGTACAGTCTCCTTGGAGGAATTATATTACGACCCAAGGACAAAACAGGTCGGATTCTGGAATATGCTCCCCGAGGAGGAGAAAGAGCAGGTTAAACAGGCCCAGGAAAACTTCGGTAAGTCTGAGGAGGTTATGCAGCGATTGGCGGTATCAGCACTGCTTAACCAAGCTGAGATATGGCGTAAGAATCCTGAGAACCAAGGTAAAACGTACATGGATTGGTACACGGATTTCTTCAGTCAGCAACCAGAAATAAAACGGGGAGCGCTATCAAACTTTGTCCGCTCTTCTTGGAATACACTGCAGGGTATGGGTGCTCCAGCGCCGTTACTGGTCGAGGACGGACCATTACAGGAAGAGGTTAGTTATCCATGGGGGCAACGATCGGAGCAACCTGTTGGTGAGGTTGTACACCAGGGATCAGGAGTCACGGTTGTTCAGCGGCAAGTACCTCAAACAGCCAACGTACCAGCGGCACCGCAATCTATTGAAGATTACGCCTTTACTACCATACCGGACAATAGGAAAGCTCAATATTCTAGCATGTCCCCTGAACAGCTCCTCGCTATGCAGTATCTCCGGGAAGGATTGGCAGCACGGGATGGTAAGCAATACCTCGATGAATATCCTATAAGTTCCATCAATAAATGGGTGCAGAGAGCACTCAGTGACCCAGGATTCGAACAGTGGAAACAGAACAAGATAGAGAGTATCCAGTAGACCTATTCAGCGACATCCCTGCAGGAGCACCAGAGGATGCCACAGATACCTCTGTTTTCAGCTTTATTCCTCCGGAACGTCCTACAACCATGGGGACAATGGAGGAGCCAGAGAAATCTCGAAATCCGGTCGTTTCCTTTTTCCAGGGTCTTGCCGAGCCGTCACTTGAGGAGAGACGAGCAGAGGCGGCGAGTATTATAGCTGCGTCAGAGATTACCGGAAAATCTCCAACAGAGATAGCACGAAATAAAGACGTACTCCCACACTTCTACGAAGACCCCACCTTCGGCGAAGCCTTAAAAATGAGGAAGGACCACATAACCAAGACCTTCCAAGGCGCGGAACAGACTCACAAGGCGTCGGTTGCGTTTTCAAGGGCTTTTAGAAGCGGGGATGAGATAGCAGCGCAAGAAGCAATACAGGCTTTTAAAGAGGCTCAGGGGCTAAAACAGCAAGCCCGTACAATGGAGGATGACCCCAGGGTAAGTAGTACCGAGCGCTGGATAGAACGAAGTACCTCAGATGTTGCCGGACAATACTATGCACAGATGAAAGGTACACTGAAATATGGCGCAGCAGGGGCTGTTATTGGAGGATACGGAGGTTCAACAGCCGGAGCTGTAGGAGCGATACCTGGAGCAGTCGGAGGATTCGGGACAGGTATATTCTACGGGCGGGGGGCGGAGATATTTGACGCCTCTCTCGGGGCGCAGACCATAGAGAAGATACAGGCAGGTATAGATCCATATACCGCCTATATTACATCTCTACCAACCGCGATTTTCACAACGATATCGGAACAGTTAGTTTTTACTCAAGTAATAAAACACATACCGGGAGTTAAAAAAATACTGTCGAAGTCGTTTGCAGAAGCGGAGGAAAAGGTCATAAAATGGACAAAGCAAAAGATCCTGTTAGAAGCCGGAAAGACTGGATTACACGGATCTATACAGGAGGCCGCTCAGACAATAGTAGAACAGCTCGATATGGAGGTAACGAAGCAGATTAGTAACAACCTCCATGGAACAAACCTCTCCCCAAAGAGCGCACAGCAGATTGCCGAAACAGTCAAGGATACTTTCATCGAGGTACTGCCTGGTATAACTGCGCTCGGTTTCCTCGGTCCAGGAACAAGCGGTCTTGCTCAGACGGTAAATCGTAGTATTGATGAACGTAGAGTAAAACAGCAAGAAGCACCTGTACAAGAAGAACCGGCGACTGAGACAGTTATATTAGATAACCAAGGGCAAGAGGTCGATCTACAGGAGACGGTCCCTGTCGAGGATGGCTCAATAGTTGAGGATGCCGGTGAGGTCCAGCCCACGGTTGAAATAACCCCTGTCGAGATGGCACAGCAGGAGATTGCCGGAGAGGCCGCACCAGTTACAAACGAGCAGTTCGAGTCGTTGGTCCTCTCTGATGACGCGGATCTTGACATAATGCTTGATGACACAATAGCAGAGGTCTCAGCCACAGGGGACCGCTATGGGGATTTCGTCGGTACCCTTCGTCAGATACTCCCACGGAAGCAGGCAAAGGCTGTTGAGGCGTTGATTGACGCTCGGGCCAGAGCGACAGGAAGGACACGGGAGCAGTTCGCCGAGGACAATAAACTCGCTTTCCGCGTAGAGGAAGATGAGACAGGTACGCTGCGCGGTTCAGTGGAGTTTATACAGGACGGGGAGACCATTGTTCGAGCATTCCAGAATACTACAGTCAAGGATGTTGCTCATGAGATAGCTCACATTTTTCGCAAGGATATGAGTCTTGAGGAGAATGCAGCGGTTGAGTCCGCTTTCGGCGTGAAAGATGGTAATTGGACAGTCGAGTCGGAGGAGCGTTTCGCAGAAGGCTTTGTCGAGTATCTTGCTACCGGGAAAGCACCGACAAAAGGACTGCAGAAGATATTTGAGAAATTTAAGACTTGGATCGGTAATACTATCGCCGCGCTGCGAGGTAAAGGAGTACGGATCAGCTCTGAGATGGCTCAAGCCTACGATCAACTTTTTCAACAGGATAGAGATGTCGAGTACACAGGGCGAATGCGACAGGCCCAGGAGGAGACACAGACCCTATTTTCCAAACGAGGGATTGAAGAGCGCCCAACTAAAACAGTCATCCGTGAGCGTACCGGACAGACCCCACTCCGTTCCGGTAAAACAGTTGACACTCATACAGCCTTTAAAGAAGCCCTTCGACAGCAGGTAATGGCAGCACGAAAAGCCATGATAGAGGGGGATAAAGCAGGCTTTGCTAAGGCACAAGCCAAATTCAAAGCTATATCAGAACGCGCACGGCAGCGCTCGGTTTCCACAAAGTCCCGAGCCAAGGCGAGAAAACGGGTTGAGAAACTGGTCAAGAGCGCCAAGGTTAAACGCCGAGCAGGGAAACCAGTAGGACAGTTCACGGCAGAGTTTCAGGAGATCGCGGACGAGTTAATTGACATTATGAGCTTACCTGTGCGGCAGGCAAAGGAGCAGGCCAAGCAGAATACGGTTATGGATCATCCCGCGGACTATGTTTCGGATATGGAAATTCTCCGACACTTCCTTCTTGAGACCCGTGCCAACATGAAATCCATGGATGAGGCACGGTTAAATCAGCTCTATGATGACCTCAAAGCATTTTTTGAGCAGGGGCGTTTGGATAGGGCCACAGAGATTGGGGGACGTATTGCTAGAGTAGCGGAGGCAAATAAGGAGATATCAGATTCGCTCGCCGCCATCCGGCAGCGTTTATATGACAACCCCGAGGCGAGAGACGCCTATGAGAACGAAACAGGCATGGTTAAGAAGATGTTTGATAAATATCTTCGGAATTTCGTTATCTTCGATTTTCACGGATTCATGGAAATGCTCGATATGGGTTTAGAAAAAATGCTTGGCGAAGGTTTCGCGCAGAAGTTTGGAGAGACCTTAGACCAAGAGAACGCCTCGAATACTGGCAGGCGTACCATGAACCAGAAGGTACTCGGGGAGTACGCTCGGATATTTAATATACAACGCGGGGAAGTAGGACCGGTACAAGAACACATATATAATGTTCTTGGCAGGGATGTCGAGGCCGAGAGCAGAACAGACCAAGCAATTTTAAGGGCTGTGGAGAACAGACTCCTCCATGAAGAACGCGAGGGTAATATTGATCTCGGGCAATACGAAATACTGAAGAAGGAGACTGTTGACGGGGAGACGGTATATGTAGGCACGGGTAAATATCGAGTCATCCGTCGATCGAGATCTGAGCTACGAAAGATGTGGATGGAATTGCAAGATCCAGAACTCAGGGAGGTCTATGAGAAAGATGGTATGCCACCTGAGATGGCAGCGGCTATAGAATCCGCGCTGACCCAGCAGGATATCGAGTTTGCCAGGGCGCAGTTAAAAATATACGATGAGTATTACGACCGTATAAATAAGGTATACCGCCGCGTTTATGGCACGAATCTTCCTCGTAGAGAAAATTACTCTCCCATTCTCCGTGATATTGATACCGGGACCGAAGACGGTCCGATATCGGATCTACTTACGGATATGTCGGTCCCCCAAACACGTTTTGCAGGTGCGGGATCACCATATCTGAAAACGCGGGTGAACTCTTCAGCCCTTCTTAGGGCGCAGAGTGACGTTGCGGCGATGAGTCATTACATTCGACAGATGGAGCATTTCATCGCTTTCGCGGAGAAAGTGCAGGAGCTTAACGGAGTATTTAAAAATAACCAACTGAGAGAGCAGATACGGGATACCTATGGTGAAAACTTCTTAGAGATGATCGACGGGGCGCTTCTCAACATCGCACGAAACGGTAAACAGCGAGGGGACAACGGTGCTTGGGAGAAAGGATTACAAACAATACGAGGTAATCTTGCTCGGGGTCTGGTAGGACTTAAACCCCTCGCAACTGTTAAACAGTTATCCTCGTTTTATGCGTACTCTGAGAAGATGGGCACGAAGGATTTTATCAACGGCGTCCTGGAGTTCCTCAGAAATCCTTTAGAAAACGCTCGGGAGCTTCGGGGGGTGTCACAATTTATTCAAAATCGTGGTGACACCATGGAACGGGATATCGCCATGCTCACCAACTCTTCAGAGTTCAATGACATCATTGGTCGGCGTTTACCTCCGTCATTCAACCGTGTGGTCATGATGTTTGTTAAGGCAGGAGACATCGGAGCCATATACGCCGGAGGATGGGCATATTACAAACATTTGCTCAGTCAGGGGTATACTCAAGAGCAGGCTGTGCAAGAGTTTGAAAGAATGAGCCGGAATACCCAACAGTCAAGTGAACTCGGCAGTATGTCTGCGGCGCAACAAGGTAATGCAGTTATGAAGCTTCTTACGATGTTCACCACTTCGCAGCGGCAATACGCACAGAAAGCATTACTGGCCTTAGAAGCGAAAGCTGCTGAACGAATTACCGGGGATCAATTCCTGAAACAGGCGTTCATCTACCTCGGGGTTCTACCAGTCATGTTCCAACTCATCTCGCAGGGAGGAGCAGAAGATAAAGAAGATATGAAAAAACTCCTAAAGGCGGTAGTTACCTCGCCACTGTCGGCGATACCAATAGGGAATATGGCGTTCGAATATATCTTCAGTGGGCTTCTTCTCGGTCATACATACGGACGAGGCATGGCCAATATGCCGATTCTATCTCCTGCAGAGTCAGCCTACAAGGGGGCAAAACGAGTTTTTGCAAAAGACCGTAAGCTCTCGATGGATGATATATCGTATCGTGACGTACTCCGGGGGATACGTGATATGTTGGCAATTACAGAGTATGCGGGCATCCCAGGACGTCAAATCGGTAATGTCCTTCTCGGAATTGACGACACTGTGAGAGGCGAAGCGCTGCAGGGGGTAATGGAGGTTGCAGGCATGTCACCATATTCGGCCAACCGACGAGCAGATAAGATAAAAAATGAGGAATAAAAATACCTTTCAAATACAGATATTATATGTTATGTTTCAATAACGACAACTCCAGAAAGGAGAATTGAGATGACAGTCACATCGTCCACACCGTACATTAAGTACAACTATTCCGGTCCCGGAAACTACCCCTTCACTTTTAAAGTCTTTTCTTCTAACGATGTCGATGTCTATCACATTAGTACTGAGGGGGTACGAACGCTATTAACTAAAGATAACCCTTCCGGTTACACTCTTACGCTTGTATCCGATGGAGAAGGGGGTGGAATTGTATCGGCAGTAAACTCCGCGACCACAGGTTTCTTAGAAATATCCCGTTCTGTTGAGATAACCCAGGAAGTCGAATGGGAAACCAACGGCGGACTGCTCGAAGAAACCCTTGAGGATAGTTTTGACCGTATGGTTATGATAGCCCAAGACCAGCAACGGGTCATAGACAATTTACAGGTCACTTCTGAGTGGAAAGGATACTGGGCGACGGGTGTTGAATATCTCGAATATAATATAATGGTCTATAACGGTGGAGTGTACGTATGTGTTACAGGACACACTTCCGGCGTGTTCCTTACCGATCTCGCTGCAGGGTACTGGCTTCTCATGTATTCACAGACAACCTCCCCTGCGGTAGTAAGCGCACAGAACCTGCTTATAAATCCCGACTTCAAGGTTAATCAAGAGGACTATGACGCCGACGGCTCTGCTTTTCTGGCTTCCACAGGCAGATTCGGGCATGATATGTGGCAATGGGGTGGGACGGCTTCCTTCGGCCAAGTAATATACACGAAGAACGCCGATGCCGACATAACCATTAATTCCTTTGCCGCTTCGGGGGCAGGGACTGTAAAATTCGGTCAGAAGAACGATGAGCTGGTGAACGCTAATGGGAAGCAAGTCACCATCAGCTTTGAGGTTGTATCACTATCTTCTGCGGTAGGATTATATTTTGACGATACCTTGGTCGCCACCATATCGGATACAGGCACCCATGAGTATACGGTAACTGCTGACGGAACAGGGACGTTTTATTTCGGCCTTGATTTCGCAGGAGCAGGAACCGTAAGTTGTGATCTTAGAGTACGTTCGCTCAAAGTAGAAGAGGGTTCCAGTGCTACGACGTATACCTCACCAGAGCCGAGAGCGGAAGAAGCGCGGTGCTACTACTACCATCAGTATTATGGAGAGTACGCTTTTCAACCAATATGTGAGGGCGGGGGTACTACAGTCACGGTTTACTATCCAATAAGTAGTCCTATAAAAGAGCCATCAGACATTAACTTGAACGCGACTTTTAAGGATGTAGACGGATCGACTCACGCT